TGCTAGGCGACTTCTATTCTGCCCCGTATGTCTATTTCTGGACGGATCAAATGATTAAATATCCTAACTTAAACGTCTGGGGTTATACGCACGTTACAGAGCACGACGATTATTTAACCTACGCAGCACTACGCCGAGCACGTCAAACTTTCGGCGACCGTTGGGCTGTTCGTTGGAGCGACCGCATAGGGGAGGAATTTAGCGCGAACAGTGAGGAGCTGACCGACAAGGGCGTGACCTGCCCCGAGCAATTAGGCAAAACGAAAGCATGCACCACGTGCGCGCTATGTTGGGATAAACCAGAAAAACAGATTAGGTTTTTGACGCATTAACCGCGGGGGATAAAAAAGCTATGCAAAATAAAAAGGGTTACCCCTATCAAAGAAAAAACTATTTGAAACGTGAAGGGTTAACCCCTCGAATATCGCGCGTTGGTTTTGGGGAAGTTTTAACGACCGTTGATTTATTAAATAATGCTGAAAAAAAATATGAGGTAGAAAAAACTCGCGTGACAAAAACAGAAATATTTTTCGTTTTTGCACTAATTGGATTTTATCTGGCTATATAAAATTCTTGTTCGTAAAATTATTGCAAACATTGAGGTTTTAGATATCTTTAACCCGTCCGATCTTGGACGTTAACCAAAACAGGAGGCTTTTAGCCATGAACTTACATAGCAACAACAGCGGCAACTATTCGCCAATTCAAAACGGGTTTGAACTTGTGCATGACGATCCGCGAAACGTTGATTTATTCGCAGAAATGGGACGGGTAGAAAAAACCCCGCTCTATGATGCAGACAGAAGAGTCTTACAGGGCTTTCACGGTCTAAAAAACACAGTAACAGGCGAGCTTTTGAACTCTCCACCGGTTACGTCGGGTTATAAGCTAGTCAACCATGCTGACGTTTACGGTATGCACGGGGCGCAACTGTTCCGTAATGCCGAACTACCGCATGATAACCTCACCGTGATTGATCGCGTCTTTGATGGCGGACGTCGTGCGACCCGACAGGTCATGTTTAACGACATGACTTGGGACATTGACGGAAAGGGAAACGGCATCACGGCACGCGCTGACATTGTTAACTCGACGGATATGTCGTGGGCTTTTCAGGTATTCAGCGGAGCTTATCGTGAGTACTGCCGCAACACGTGCGTCTTCGGCGGGCAGAAAGCCTACCACCAGAAACGCAAGCATACGTCGCAACTATCAACGCAAGCCATGATCGAAAAGGCGCATCTGGGTTTGAGTATGTACAACAACCACCGCGACACCATGAACAACTGGCGCACCATCGACCTCGACCGCACCCAATGGGTTCACGTGCTAGAAGAGACCCTTTGCAAGAAAGGCGGAAAGGGTGCGGAGCTTTCGACCGATAAGAGCACGCGGGTCAATGGCAAGCTTCTGGACTATCTCACCCTGCGGTTCGATGAAGAGACCCGCGAGCTAGGTTCTAATCTTTGGGCGGCTTACAACAGCTTGACCCATTGGGCGACCCATACCGATGAGACCTTTGAGCGACAGAACGACGACGGATCGGTAACCGAGCTTTCCACCAGTCGCGCGGGTTCTAATCCCTTCACGGTTCAGCACACCAGAAACGATAAGGTTCGATCCTTCCTAGAGTCTGACCAATGGGCGAATTTGGAGCGGGTAGCGTGATCAATGACCGAGCTCATCGCGAATATCTGGAAACTACTCTGGATCCTTCTTCTGCTTGTACTACTGGCGAAACTTTAACGCCTGACCCTTTCTACGAAAATACTGAGGTTCTACCTATGACAACTATTGATCAACAACTGGGCGCATTGCTCGCTAAATTCTCAAAAATCATCATTGACTGCGAGGGCGTCGTCGACGGCTGCGAACAGGCAGAGAGCTATGCCCGCGACCTTTCCAACAGCACACTAGCCACCATTGACCGCGATATTAACCAAGCAGCGGATAAGGCGGATGAGGCGCACGGTTGGGCGGAAGCTATGAATGACCGCCTCTTGGATTTCCGCGAGGAACTACTCGCCTTGAATCCCCGCCTTACCGCGGGGGCGCAACCACCGGTTGAACTCAAGCCGCGCCACAACCGTTTCCTTAAGGTACTCAAGAAAAACAATGGCTGTACCGTTGCACACATGGCGGGCACGTTGGGCGTCGGAATGGGGGCGGTTTACTCGTACGTCTACGATCTGAAGCGTTTGGGGCACAAGGTAGCGGTACGCAAAAAGTGCTTGTACCTTCACGATCTAATCACTAATATCAACGCACCAGTTAATTCAACTGGCACTAATGAGGAGGCTTAAAGCCATGAACTACAAAACAACTATTCAATTCACCCCTGAACAACTCGCTATGCTTAAGGCGGGTTTGGCGGACATGTCGCTTTGGTATGACAAGGAATCGGGCAAAGTGGAAGAACACCGCGTTAGCCCTCAAACTATCGAGACCATGCGTGCATTGGCTCAGCATATCAAGGATATGCACTCGGTAACCCTTGCGGGTTCTGGATCATGAGCACCGTTCTAGGGATTCTCACCGTCATTGCAATCCTAGAATCGACGGTACTTTAACCACCTACCCCCAACAGCCCCCGCCTTCCGCGGGGGTTTTTTGTGGGCGTAACCCTGTAATAGCAAAACGGGCGGAAAAATAGGTAAGGTCTTGGCGGGAAACGGAAAAGGTCACTGGGGGGGTGTCATTAGTGGCTAGCCCCTACGGGCGCAAAACCCTCAGGTTTTCAAAAAGGTTTAACCCCTGAAGGAATTTTCTGCGGGCGTGCGCGTAAGAGAATACCGGCGGGGAGTACCGGCGGCGGGCGTTTAGGCTTACCTTTGGTGCCTCGGGTGCTCATCGAGAAAGAAATAAATATTCCCTAATGGGGGCGGGCAAGGGACACCCCCGGGGTACCGGTCTGAGGCTAGCAACCCCGATATATTTTTGTGGATTTTAGGGGATGTTCCACGAAATGTTCCACGAGCGGGCGTACCGTTGGTACAACCTGTGGATAAGTCCCGCGGTTCCTACGGGGTGCCCCAATGGGGAATACTGGAGGGTAGCCCACCGGGGATGTGGGAGTGGAATACATACGAGGAAAGATATGTATATGTATATCCCCGGGGGGCTTACACCCAGTCTAGCTACAGAATTAAATTCTGTCAAGATAACTAAATGGGTATAGGCGGGTATTTTATATTTTTTTTATCCGTGATACCCATTTCGGGGACGATCCTACCCAATTTGGGGCTGACTTACTTGACAAAGTCGTACGTCCGTACTAATAATGGTGTCATTATCCCCGCGGTACGTTGGTGGAAGAGAGAATCGGACTACATTTAGCACGTGAATCAAAAGTCTCCGCACCCACATTGTACCCTCCGGGGCATTCTTTACGTTACAAGGGTATTCTTTTGTTACAAGCACAGGATGATTTAACAGGGTTTTTACACTGGTGGTTAAAAAAACGCCCCTTTAGACCGCCCCTCGATAATTCCATCAACCACAATGGCGTGATATCGGGTACGGTGTTGTATAGACAACCTCCGTATCAAGTCCAACTATTTATCGTACCCCCGAATTCGGAAATAAAGTCCCACATACACCCCGATGTAGATTCGTACGAGGTGTATATGACCGGTGATATCAAGTTCTGGTCGGATGATGTGCTCTACGAAACGACAAATCCCGGGATGTTCATACGGGTACACCCTCAGAGTCCGCACGGGGGGGACTTCGGGGAGAAAGGCGGGTGTTTTTTATCTGTACAGAAGTGGTTAAACGGGGTGGAACCCACTTCCGTAGGAAACAACTGGGACGATAAAGACTCAAACAGGGTAGGTACAGCCTCCCTAAAGGACAGCAATGAATCTACTACCACAAAAACCGAAGAGAGAGCGTGAACTGAACGAGCAACAGCTCAAGTTCCTCGATGCTCTGTTCGAAAACGGGGGCAACTACAGCCAAGCCTGTGAAATTGCGGGCTACTCCACAGGGAGTATCGGTCATTTGAAGACAACCCTCGCCGATGAGATCATCGATAGGTCAAAATCGATACTCGCAGCCGGTGCGATAAAAGCCGCAAATAAACTTGTGGATACGATAGATAGTCCCGAGATACAGCGTGGGGACAATATCCGCCTACAGGCTGCCGAATCCCTCCTCAACCGGGTTGGTCTCGGTAAAAAAGAGACCGTAGAACACAACGTAACAGCAGTTCACGGTGTAGTTTTACTCCCGCCTAAAGCTGAAATGGTAATCGACGAGCAATAATGGCTGAAGATGAAGCACCAAAGCGTAAACGAGGACGTCCTAAGAAGGACCCTAACGCGCCTAAGAGTCAGTATACTCTTTCGGCTAAGGAAAAGGCTCGACGAGCGACTCAAGCTAGTATTACACGTTCACGAAAGGACGCTGAAAGAAAGATAGCGGCTGCGAAGCGTCAAAAGAACCGTGCAAACCACCG